TGCTGACGGTGCGGGAGGGTGGACGAACACTTGGCAGGATGAAACTGCCGTGTGGTCGCAAATAGAGCCTTTAACAGGGCGTGAGAGCCTCGAAGCCGAGCAGTTGACAGGTAATCAGCAGTTCAGGTTCATCGTTCGTTATACGGACGATTTCAACGCCACGCCGGATAATGACTACCGCATTAAATATGGCACAAGATTTTTTAATATCCATTCGGTGCAGGTAATAGATTTTGAGAATCAGTTTTTTGAGATCATTGGGTGGGAAGTATGATAAAGGTAAGTATCTCACATAGCGAGATGGCTAAACTCGATAGAGAGATCAAAGCCCGTGCAAACAAATACGAAGGCAAGGTAAAAGATATTGTTAATGAAGGCGCTTTAATGATTGAGTCGGATGCAAAAAAGAACGTAATCGGAATGATCGGCGCCGGAATGATGACACAAACAACATACGCTTCTGGATTCCAGGCGGAGTTCCCAAAGGGCGGTATTTCAGCAAACGTGCATCACAGGGATTATTATGCACCATTCGTGGAGTTTGGTACTGGAAGCAAGGTGTTTATCAATGAGGCAAGTGAGTTTGGATTTAGTTCAGATGACAGAAAATACGCTTCGCAGTTTAGACGTGGACCGGGACGGAACGCAACCGCACGTCCAGCCCTATTCCCGGCGTTTTATTCAAACAGAGATAAGATCATTAAGAAATTAAAAGATTTAGATTTATGAATAATAATTACCCTCGCTATCAAATTACAAGTGGCTACGAACAAGTGTCAGAGGCGGATTGGTTTTATGCTCAACCGGAGATCGCAGTTGATAGGGGAGATATTTATGTAGGCTATGCTAAACTTTCGATTGCCACATTGGAAAAGTCCTATTTGCAGATGAAAACAAACGGTGGTGATGTTTACCTTTTGTCTTATGGAGTTGTAACAGATTCAGCCCGTACGACAGAAAAGATAATTGAAGCACCTACAATAACAGACGGAACAACTCCCCTATCTACGATCTACAATACAAACCGTCAAAGCACGGACGTTCCCGGATTTGATATATACACAAATCCAACAAGTATTAGTGGTGGAACGGTTATAGATGAAGTTGAGCAGTATGAAGCCAAAAAGAGTTTGGGAGTTGCAGGTGAAGCCGGGAACATTAGATTAAAGTTCAAGAAATCAACTGATTACGTTTTAGAATTAACCAACGGCGACAATAACACGAAGAACTATTTCGTAAAATTCTACATTCTCGAACTATGAACATTCCTTCAAGACTTTTGCAGGTGGCATATTTTCAGGCTCTCAATGGGAATATATCCTATGGAGGCTCGAATGTTCCAGTTTATGACGTGATTCCTCCCGGCGCAGATTATCCGTTTATCTTATTAGGGTCGCAGTTCGTAAACGAATCTAACTTCAACACGACCAGACAGATCGTGGATGTAATTATGGACGTGGATATTACAACTGGATTCGAGGGTGCTTTTGGCGGTAAGAGTCAAGCCTATGATATAAGCGATCAAGTCATTAACATAATTAGAAAGACTCCGGGAAGTTACCTATCTTTGAATGGTTTCAAGATTTTAACATCAACTCTTGACTCTGCTAACATTTTGCAAGATCAAGACGAAACACATATTTTGTACATAAATAAACTTCGGTTCAGACACATAATATCACAAGAATAATATGGCAACTTTCAACGGAACAAGTTTTACAGTATCAATCGGTGGCGTAACAGTCGGACAGTCCACAACTGCTTCTATCTCACTTGATGCGGATACAATCGATGTATCTACAAAATCAAGTGGTGGTTATCAAGAAGTCATTCAGGGTCAGAAGTCAGGAACAATCGACTTTGAAGGATTGGTTGATCTTGGAACAAACACAACTGGTGGCGCAATCTATACATACTGGACTGCCGGTACAGAAGTCGCCTGGACATTCGCTGACGGGACAAACACTTTAAGCGGAAACGGAATTGTTACAAATCTTTCTATTGATGCACCGATGGAAGATGTAGCAACATATTCAGGTTCGGTTCAGATCACCGGTTCTGTATCATTAGCATAATTTTATGAATATATTTCGTGGAGAGGTCGAAGTTTCCATTGGTGGGAGGCTTCGACTTGTGAAGTTTGGTACTAACCAACTCGCACTATTTACGCAAAAGCACAATCTTCAACTATCCGAAGTATCATTCGGCATGGAACATATCCGGGACTTGATATGGTCAGGACTTGTTGCTGGTGCTAAAATGAGAAAAGAAACCATTGACTTTGACGAATGGACAGTCGGTGAGTGGATAGATGAAATGGAGGAGGCAGAGTTCAACAAGATCATTGATGCCTTCAATAATTCAATGCCCGAAGCAGGAGAGTCAAAGCCGGGAAAGTAATTGAGTGGAGCGATCTATTGGAGGTCGCTTTTGTAGAGATCGGACTCAAACCAGACGAGTTCTGGAACCTTACCTTTCGTGAGTTCGACTATATAGCCAGACACAAATCAAAAGAGATCGAAAGAGAGTGGGACATAGCCCGTACACTTGGGGTATGGACGATCAGTCCTCATACGAAGAAAAAGGTAAAGCCGAGAGATTTGCTTAAATTACCGTCTGACAAGATTGTTGCGCCTATCCCAAAGCAACAAATGACCGAATTAATAAAAAAATGGAATAGAGAATGAGCAATCCTCGACTACAAGTTGATATTGGCGCAAGTACAAAAGAATTAGACGGTGCTTTAAACTCCATTGATGCAAAGATGAAGCAACTCGGTCAGAGTTTAATGACCGCAGGTGCGGCATTTACAAAAGCGTTCACAGTTCCGATTGTAGGTGGTGCAGGATTTGCTATAAAAGCCTTTGATACGCAAATCAAAGCAGAGGCAAGATTAAGAACCGCATTAGAGGCTAACGGTCGCCAGGTAAATGATTTATTTAAAGATTACAAAGAATTTGCTTCTGGATTACAACAAATTACAACGGTTGGAGATGAAACGACATTAGAGATGCTTCAAGTCGCAGAAGCAATGGGACTCACAGGAGAATCTGCAAAGAGAGCAGTAAAAAATGCGATTGCGATGGGTAAGGCGTTCGGGGTGAATGAGAAATCAGCCATTCGATACACTGCTTCGCTTGAACAAGGCGATGCCACTATGTTGACAAGATATATTCCAGCGCTTCGATCAGTAACAGATGAAGCAGAAAAGACGGCACTTGCACACGATATTTTAAGCAAGGCGTTTGGAGCGGCGACTGCCGAAGCACAGGTTGGACTCGGACCAGTAGTTCAATTAAAGAACAATTTTGGCGATTTAATGGAGCAAATCGGAGAATTGATTTCAAATGCAATTACTCCCTTTGTTGAAAAACTAAATAGTGTAGTTTTAAGATTTAAAGATTTAGATCAACCGACAAAAGCATTTTATACAGGGATTGCTTTAATAACGGCGGCAATCGGACCGGTTTTACTTCTTCTTGGTACCCTTATTCGAGTATTAACCACTTTAAGATTGAGAGTTCTTGGAATAACAGTTGTAATAATTGCAATGGTTGGAGGTTTTGTTTATGTAGTAAAAAATCTTGAAGCGTTTGAAATTGTGTTTCAAAATACATGGGCAAGAATAACTAATTTTGCAATTACAGGCTCACAGGCGGTAATTGATGCTCTTGCGTTTATATCGCAGGGATTGACCGCTTTTGGTGTTTCCGGTTATGCCTTACAAGGAACATTCGAGGCGTTGAGTTCCAGGCTTAATGCAATGCGACAAGAAACTATAAATTCAAAGGTTGAGTTCCAAACATTCCAACAATTCGTCAATGCCTTAAAATTAGATTTTGCAGATTTATTCGGGGTACTCGATGAAGGTACTGATGAATCTTTGCCTGTATTTAATGAAACTTTAAAAAGCATTGAAAATAATATCCTATCAATAGAGGGAGTGGCAAAATCATTCACAGGTAGTTTTTCGGATGGACTTGCGAGTATAATAACAGAGGGTGGAAGATTAGATGATATGCTCAAAAGAATAGGTAAGCAATTATTAAAATCTGGACTCGCAAAATTATTTGAGGCGCTTCTTTTGGGGGGACTTCCAGGTGCAAAAGCCGGGTTTTTGGGAACTGGTGGCGGATTATTAGGTTCTATCTTTCCAAAAGTATTCGGTGCATCCGGTGCGCCTTTATCAATGGGTGCGGCAACTCCTCAACTATCCGGCGCAAATGTTACAGTAGGTGGTCAGTTCGTGTTAAAAGGAACTGATCTTGTTGGCTCAATTATCAGAACAAATAAAAGTATTCTACGATGAGTTATGGAGTTCTTTACACCTGCACCCATAAGGCAAACACTAATGGGACAGATACAACCTATGTAATTGATATTCTCAAAAAGAATTACGTCTTTTATCCGCAAGAACTTGTAGGTTGGGAGGAAACTTTTTCGTTAGAATATGACCGTGTAAATGTCAGAGAGCCATTCAAAACTCCGATCAATGAATCCAGAATGGAGTTTTACGTTACAATACGTTCATCGGCTGAACTTGATTTATTAAATGAGGTATTTTCG